CTGCATTACGCTGTTGTGATTCCTTCAGGTATGCCCTCTCTAATGACCCCCATACTAGGCTCTCATGCCAGTATGCATTAACTGTTGGTGTTGCTGTATCTGATGCTAACGAGCTATCCTTGGGCACACCCCTGACCTTGAGGGAATTGAATACTTTAACGGTAGCATCCTTATCTATGTATAAGTCGTTTGTTGCTTTAGGTAGAGGATATATCCTGAATGTAGCGGCTGTCCTATTGTTAAAGACTGCGGCTTCTATAGGGCCGTTCTGATCACGCCACCTTGGGGTATTGTCTGTAGAGGATACTGCTGAAGAGAATGCATTAGGATGGAATCCCATTGAGGATTCTAGCATAAAGTGTCTGTTACCACTTGAGGAAGCTGCGGCATTTAGTTCAGACTCTGTAAATATATTAAGTTCTCTACCATCAATACTGATGGACACTATTTCTGAAATTGTACTGGGGATTGTAAATAGTGGGCCAACTCTAAACACAGAAACGCTAGAGTCGGTTACTGAACCGCTAGTTGTAATCTTATATGTTAATGTAGTTGTAGTTGGAACAGCAATAAGGAATGTCCCAAGGTACTGACTAGGAGCACCATCAACAACATTAATAGCATCGCCCTCTGCGTATCCATGTGCAGATAAAAATGTAATGGTTGCTGTTTTACTGTTAGTAGTAAGTGTACCTGTCTTAGTAGCTTCACCTATAACAGTTCCAGATGACCCATTAGTGGCATAACCTTCTACTTGGGGGTACCTTACTCTACGTGTAAACTCATTACAAGCATCATCAATGTAGGTGTTTAATTCTCCATCTGACCAATGCTTATTAGCTGTGTCTTGTAATGCGGTTTCGGCACGTTCTCTTATTTGCTTTCGATTCATTAATTCTGGTCAAGGTCAATCACCTCATGACGCTCTAGTGCACCGTCTAAATCTTCCTTAGTTATTGGAGTAGATGCACCATCAAATTCTGCACCTGCTTTATTACCCGTCTTAGGCCATTTCTTTACTACAAAATTAAACCTACGGTTAGACCTTGAAGTAAGACCCTGTGACAAATCCTTCTGGAAGTAATCGGTTGTAATAGCATCATTCAGTATATTTAGATGTTGGAGAGGTACAACTCTGTCTGTGCCCCTCGGTATAACTATTGTCCAATCGCCATGTGTGACAGGTACTGGCCCCATTTCTGTACTGTCTTTACCGTATTCAATATTTATAACAGCATAACCTTCTGGAACATCGTTTCCTCTCTTCCATTCAGCCGCCATCTTCATACCATTAGGTAGGACTACAAAACGGCCCTCTCCTGCTGGTGCATAATTATCGTGCCTCTTCTGTGTAGGCAAATTTTCACTTGGTAGTAAACCACCTGCTATGGACATGTTTTCTCCTTATCTCCGTTGTTAAGAATATGGGTGACCGAAGCCACCCACTACTGAATTACACTATTAAGCTAGTGCTGCTTGAGTCCAAACAATATTTGGATCAAACATGTATTCAACCCACCAGACAATTGATCCGGCTGAAGGGACTGAGCCAGCAATAGTCCATTCTAGGACTACTGGAACAACCTTTTCACCAGATTCGGAGTAGGTTTGACTTACTGTGTAAGATGGCTTTGTACCCAAGAGTGCTCCACCAAGTGATTCTGTTCCACCACGACAACTGAGATACTTCCCAATAGTCTGACCACTTGCAGTAGCTGCGGCTCCTGCCATAAATCCGTTAGGATCAGCAGTTGCGGCAGTTGCATCAGCCTGAGCTAATGTTCCTACTGTGCCTGTGTTAAAGAATGTAGATGTGCCTGAGTTAAAGGCCGCTGTAACAATGATAGGGGTATCAATAACGATGGCACCCCAAGGTATGATTATATTACTAACCGCTGCATGAGTTGTAGCAGCAGTATTAGTTCCTAAAGCGACTGACTTATAGCCAGACATTTGAGGAACATTAGTAATTCTTGTCTTTAAAGAATCCATAAATTTTCCTTTTTAGAATGTGAAACCCCTCCCATTGGAAGGGGTTATTTAGTTATGAAAGTTTAGTACAAGCTACTTCCAATCTGTACATATTAAGGTCTTGTAATATGATACAGGAATAGAAAGTATCCCATGCTACCGTACCACGCTGTCCTAGTGGATCACCGGGGCCGGGTTTTGGCATAACAACCTTAGAGCGGAGTGAATCCATTCCACCTAGAGTTGCACAACCAATTGCGTCTTCTCCAATTATTAAAACTGGATAAACATCAGCGTTTACCCCGCCTGTGGATACACAGTTTGCAATACCATTGGTATCACCTGCATCCTTAAATGGAGTTGCCTGAGTTGTGGTAATGAAACGTACTCCTTCTACACCACCAATTTCACCCTCAATCGCATCACTTTGATCCGAGTACTTCTCTACAGCAACAAAGTCAGGAAGTGCCTGAATGTCTTGACGTAGGTCAGGATGGCAAATCGCAATATACGATTCACGGATTGGCTCTGTAGCAATACCAACGGATGCTTTCAACTTAGACTTAAGTTTTCCGCAATCGTTGTTCTCAAGAGCACGAATTGCTGTTTGTAGTGAGCCTAGAGTTGGTGTATTAGCACCCGGAGAATTTAGTGTGGGCAATGTTCCACCAATATGCATATCAACATGAGCACGTGCAGTTGCAGATGTTCCTACATACTTAGCCTGTGTACCAGCACGGAAGACCTTGTAGCTGAGAAAGTCAATTGTCTCACCAGCCTGTGTTGCCTGTCGTTCTGATATGATCTTTAAAACCGGATCGGCGGCTGCTGCCATCTGGACATCCGTGGTATTCACGTATGATCCATACTGCTTTAGCGTGTGCATGAGCGTAGTATGCTCAAGACTTGAGAAGTCCGGTGTTACACCTTCAGCAATAGGCGTATCCACAACTGGGAAACGCTCATACCTGCGGTGTCTAATCTCTAATCCCTGTTTCTGGGGCTTAGTTTCTTTTTGTGCGAATTTCGCAAATGTCAGCAATCGCTTCGCAATTGGTAACATCTTCTTTTGTATAGTGAACGCATCATTTTTGCTAAGATCACCATAAGATGATCCGCTAATAGTGGTTGTTCCTCCATATGCAGCCATATTTAACTCCTATTCATTGTTAGTTGGGAATTGCCTCCCATAATTCGTCATCGGACAAGTTGTCCAAATTCTTGGTTTTCACGGGTGCGGAATTACCTAAAAGACCAGTCGCTGCTGCTCTCTTAGCCTGTCGCTTATTAGTACTCGCTTTGACTTCTTTCTCTTCCACTTCTGGAGGTCTCCACGCATCTTGGCCCGATTGGGTTGATAGGAATAATTGCATAACGGAGGCATGATCAATTGGGTCTGTTGACTCAGTCATCATCTTTGTCATAGCTTTACTACCTAGGACAAATGCTTGAAAATCAGCATCTTTATCTATAGCCCTGTAATCATCTCCTACATTCTCACTCATATAATTATTATGATACTGTAGAAAATTCTGATAGTTTTGCTCTTTGGTCTGATCTTCTAAACTCGTTAAACGCTGTTGAGCCTGTATGGTGGCTTCTCGCACGGTAGTCCCGGCTTTTGCCATCTCATGTTGGATCATCTTGCGAAACGTAGAAGATAGCTCAGAGAACTCCTCCATTGTATCTTTGTCTGCCTTATCAAAGAATTTATCAGCATCAGAAGGATCAGCAGGGGGTATTTCCGATTCAGGAAGCCCCTTCTTAACTCTTTCTATTGCTTGCTCACGCTCGACATCCCTAAGCCTTAGCTCATTGACATCCTCCTTCAGTCTTGCAGACTCTTCATTCCTTTTATGAAATTCTCGCTCTAAGTTTTTATAGCGGGACTCATAATCATGCTGTGGTTCTACAGGCTCTTCTTCGTCTTCAGAATCCTCTGATTCAGATTCCTCCTCTTGAGGTGTATCCTTTTCAGTAGATTCTTCTTCAACTACTTCATCTTCCTGTTCCCAAAGGTCTTCATCCGCAGATTCTGAATCTTTAATATCTTCAGTTACTTCGGATTCCTCAAGTACCTCTTCATCTCCTGACATATAACTCCTTCCAATGTCCCGATTAAACGGATTGGTTAAATAATGGCCCTTTCCTAGATGGAGTAAAGGCTGTTCTTACTTCTGTTCAGCAATTTCAAGCATTTCTGTCCATGCCTGAATCTTACCGATAGATACATTATGCCTTGAAACTGACTCTTGGTCAACTAATTGTTTCAATTTAATTATATCATATGCATCTTGTATTCTTTTTTCAATCATTTCTTTATAAATTTGCCATCCCGGTGATTGGGATAACATACTAAGTATATCATTGCGGGGCATTTTCTGCGAACTCCTGTTGTCTTATAGTGGTTGCATCTGGCCCTCCTTGAAGCCTTTCCTGTGCTTGTTGTGCTCCTAGGGGGTCTTCAGGCATCTGTCCTTGAGGTGGCCCTTGCTGTTCTTGTGGCTGTCCTTGTGGTTGTTGCATTTGTTGTTGAGCCTGTTGTTCTTGGACTTGTTGCTGGATCATCTGCTGCTCTTCCATCATGGCCTGCTGGTCTGCCTGAGCTTGTTCCTCCTCCATCTGCTCACGCAGTAGAACACTATTATTCTCTAAATTAGCTGGATGGAGGATATTACCTTGTTTTATTAATTCTAATCTTTCTTGCATCTCTAGTTTACGCTGGTCTTGAGCTACAGCCTGCTTCTCTTCTAATATAGCCTTAGTCTGTGCTAGAGCTATATTGGATTGGGTTTGCTCTTGTATCTGTTGAGATGCTAACTGGGACTGCTGTTGAGCAGCTTCTTGTGTTGCCTGTTTTTGTGCTTCAGCTTGTTCTTGAACCTGTTTTTGCTGTGCCTGCTGCTGGGCTTGCATTTCCTGTGTAACCTGCTCCTCTGTTTTAAGAACCTTATCTGGCTCCATGTTAAATGCACGTAGGAGTGGTCTGGAGAATGCTTCCTGTTTAAGGTACTGCTTAACTTCTGGCATTTGACCTACTACTTGCAGGAAGTTGATAAGTTGTGTATTGTGAACCTCTTTTGCTACATATTGTTCGTAACCTGTTGATATTGTTTCGTAATCACCCTTGATAGACATGTCTGTGGAGTCTACCATT